AAATATCCAAAAGGACAAGTTGATAATAGCTTGGAGTATTTTGTGAAAGAATCTGTAAATAAAAACTCTTTGGGTTTAGCTTACACAGCTCTTACTGATAGAAAGTTGTTTAGTACTTACGGGTATAATCCTTCAGAGTCAGAAGGTTTTTGGACAGACGTAGGTTCTTTTGTGTTTGACCCATTATTTATGGCTGGTGGTGCTCTTGGTAAAGCTGCTGTTAATTATGGAGGTAGGTTTATAATAAACAATTCTTGGAAAAACACAGTTAGAGGTGCTGCTAAATTAGAAGCTGCTGGATATACTACAGCAGAAGCAACAAGAGCTTATAAGTTGTATAGTGCGGCTAAAATGAACCAAAAAGGTTATAAGTATGTTGCTACAACTGTTCCTGGAGCTACTAGTTTTGCAACATTTGATGCTGGTCAAGATGTATTTAGACAAAAAATATCTGCTGGAGAGTGGGCTGAAGTAGATTATGTTCAATCACTAAAATCTGGTGGAAAGGGATTTATTTTAGGTTTTGGAGTTTCTAACGTAGGATATGGTTTTGGTAGGATGTACAATCAAATGTCTCAAAGAGGTATACCTAAGTACGCTGAATGGTTTGCAAAGCCTGTAGAGTTTGGAGCTGAAGTTTCTGCATTTACACTGGGTAGCTCTGTATTACACGGAACAGATATAAAATTTCAGGATTTTGTAGAAACAGGTAAATTTCTAGGTGGTCTTAAATTAACTCACGGTATAAGAAACGCTCCTCATAAAATATTAAAAACAGCTGAAAACATAAAGAACCACAGAAGTCTTTACGCACCAAAACCAGAATCAAGATACGATGCGTTTGGAAAGTTTAGTGAATCTGAAAGGAAACAAATAATTAGAGAGTTAGATTTAGAAGTTAACTCATCTCCAGATAAGATTTTTGAGTCTTTAGCTTTATCCCCAGATAATCTTATCAAAACTTTAAATAGCAAAAACGTAGACATATATTTAAAGCAGAAGCTAAACTATGCATTCTTTAATAGTGTAGCTAATGTTACAAATAGTAAGACTGGAGATATAGATGTAGATGCTTACTTTACTACAGTTCCAAAAGATGTCAAGATGAACTCAATGGTAAATCCTAAGAGTGGTAAAATCGAGTACACTGTTGACATACTAAACAATAAAGGTGAAAAGCTTTATACCGAAATATTTGAGTCAAAGTCAGAAGCTTTAAAAGCAGAGAAGCAATTTATAGAAGCTTCTTCACAAGGTTTTGCTTTTGAGTCAATGATAAATCTAAAAAGAGAAAGCGTTAGTGACTTCAACACCTTACTAGAAAAGAACGGTATCACAGAGTCTCACTTAGTAGAGATATTTGAAAAAGGCGTAACCAATGTAGCTCCAGAAGTCAGAAACAAAGTAATGGAGATGGCTAACGAAGCATCTTCAAAAGCTACAGAAATAAATAAAAACAAGATAGCTGAAGCTGAAGCCTTCATGCCTATGGATAAACCTTCTGAAATGAGAAGTGGTGACCCAGCATTATACGGTCAATATTTACGCATGCAGAAAGAAGGTAAAGAAATGACTACTGAGCAAAAAGCTGAACTTGAAAGACTTAACAATACATCAGGTAAAGAGTTAGATTCCGTTTATTCTGAGGTAATGGGTAAGGAAAGAGCTGTTGAGGTTAAAGAGCCTACTGTTGAAAAAGAAGTTAAGGAAGAAGCTCCAGAAGTCAAGACTGAAGAAGCTCCAATAGAAGGGGAGTCTAAAAAATACTTCCATGGCTCTAAGGATAAGCCTGTAATAAGCTCTAGCATGAGTAGGTTTGAAAAGGGTATGGGTATGCACTTTGGTGTTAACAAGCAACAAGCTGAAGTTAGAAACGAAAAGAAAGGCACGAAAGACGGAAATATTTTTGAATATAATCTAGAACCTAAAAACTCTTTGAAAGTAGAAAGAGATTTTGTATGGGAAGGTAATGAAGCAGCTGAAAAAAGATTTAAAGAAGACCCTAATGCATATCTAAGAGAAAAAGAACAAAACAAAGAGTTAGGTATAGAGTCTGACTGGTTTGGAGATTACCTATTAGATAATAAAATAGTTACACAGAAAGAATTACAAAAAGACCCAAGCCCAGCTGGTATAAGAAAGTTGTTATTAGATAAAGGGTTTGATTCTATAAACTATTTAAATACAGGTGAGGTAGCTAAAGGTGGTAAGCCTGACCGTAGTATTATAGCTCTTACTCCAGATATTATTAAGGAGATTGGTGCGAAACCAGAAGTAAAACTGTCTAATAAAAAAGAAACGTTTACTCAAGAATTAGATAAAGCAAAATCTGAAAAACCAGAAGACTACTGGTCTGTAGATAAAGTAGACTCTAAAGACTTAAAAGGAAGTAAGCTTATAGAAGTAGATGGAGGTTATGGTGTTGTTACTAAAGAAGGTGACATAAAGGGCGTATTTAAAAAGCCAGACTCCAAAGAAAAAGGAGTAGGTGATAAGATTATACAGAAAGCTGTAGAAGAGGGCGGTAGAACGCTTGACAACTACGATGGATACCTAACTAAGATATATGAGAAAAACGGCTTTAGAGTTGTTTCTAGAACGCCATTTAACGAACAATACGCACCTGAAGGATATAATAAAGAAAAACATGGTACTCCTGACATTGTAACCATGATATATGACCCTTTAAAGAAGTTGGATATAAAAGAAAAAACTTTTAAGGGCGAGACTGGATATGATAAAGCTATTGAGTATAGAAACTCTTTCTTAGAGCAATCTCAAAAAGAATACAAGCCTCTATCTGAAAAGCAAAAAACTAGAAAGAAGTTTAATGAAAGAATCAAGCAGATTCGTTCAGAATATCAAGGAAAGATAGACTTGTTAAAAGAAGGTACAAGAGAAAAAGCTAACAAGATAAAAGAGGTTAGAAATAATCTTACTGAAGTAATTAACGAAACTAATTTTTCAGGCCCTATAACAAAGAACTTACTAAAGAAAGCTAGTAATGTCAAGAATGAAAAAGGTTTAGAAAACTTTGTACAAGAGATTGAAAAGCTAAACTATAGAAATGATGTAAAGAATATCAACGAAGACATTAACTCTCTAAAAAGAAGTGTAAGGTCTAAGTTGCAGTCTGGTGAGTTTGGAGATGTAAAAACAAAAGCGTTGGTTAATGACCTTTTAGATATAAACTTCAAGGAGATAGAAACCACTATGGGTACAGCTGAAGGTCAGACTGGTATGAAACTACTAAACGATGTTAAGTTAGCTATGGAGCAGTTAGCAAGACCAAGGGTGGGTGCTGTAGCTGGTAAGTCTAGCCAATCAGAAATGAAGTCAATTATTGAAAATGCCAATAAGCTTGTTTCTGAATATAGAGCTAAAAAAGAGGCAGATAAAATAAAATCACAGACTGATGCTGTAACTACTGTAGAACAGGTTGAGTCTTTAGTCAAAGAGCAATTATCTAAAGTAGAAGGTTTTGAGTTTGAAGCTGGTAGTCTTACAGGTAGTGAAGTTAGAAGTTATAGTTCAGCTGCATTACGTATAAGAAGAGCTCAACAAAAATTAAACGAAGCTTTAGATGCTGGTATAATAGAGTCAAAAGTATACAACGAGCTTAGTGATAAGATAGAGGTAGCTTCTGAAGAGTTATTGAGTAAAAGAGGCGAGTTTACAAAAGCTTCTTATAGTGAAGGAATAGAGTATATGAGAGAGGTTTTAAATAACTTTGAATCATACCCTAACTATACTTCGCAACAAAAAGCTTTACTAGAAAAAGTAATAAACTCAGAGTATATAGATAAAATAGGTTATGCTGAAGATATATTAATATCAGGTATAGATGCGGCTAATGGATACTTCCCAACCAAGAGGTTAGGAGAATTGTCTAAAGAATCTATGGGTTTTAAACATGGCAACCCATTATACAGACAGATAAGATTAGGTTTAGAGTCTAAGCCAAGTCTAGCTCAAAAATCAGACACCAAAAAAGGTGCTGACTTGTTATTAAGAGATATGGAGTTTATGCCATTGTCTTTCTTGACAGGAAAAGCTAATGCTGAAAAAACAGGAAGAACATTAGATGAGGTTGTTATCACTCCAATAACTAGAAGCATGACTAGTGCTAAAGCTGACATAAACACAGTTGTTCAGGAATGGAACAAGATTACTTCTAGTGGTACGTTAGCTAGACTATTTTCTCCTAGTTCTCCAATGCTTAGAAGAAAGCAGCTGAATGAAACTATGGAAAAGTTGGGCATGATTATGCTGGAAAAACAGTATGAAGTTAACGGTGGTAATGGTAGTTTTGTAGATAGAGCTATAAGAGAGAATACAAACGATTACGGTACTGGAGATGCTAAAAGACTTCAAGAAGCTTACAATAAGTTGCCTAAAAAGACTGTAGACGGCAAAGAAATGATTGACTGGAGCGAAGCTTACAAAGGTCTTAGTAAAAAAGAAAAAGAAATATATGACTATGTAAGAAGTCAGTTTGAGGGTAATCTAAGAGATAAGCAGAGATTTGTTAACGAATACAGAGGTAAAGAGTTTCAAGATTTTGAATCATACGTTCCTTTAATGAGATTTGGTAAAGTAGGTATTGAGGACTTTAAGAGTATAGATTTTGTAGAGCAGATAGCACAAGGTAAAGGTAAGACTGGACTTGCTGCTGGAGTTGGTAAAGAAAGAACAACAATAGAGCCTTCTGCTGTAGAGTTTAATATAGAGTCTTTACTTATGAGAAGTGTGGTTCAAACTAATAGGGATTTCCACATGACCCCAACTGTTAGAGAATCTTTCCAGATTATAGCTAATGCTCAAAATGAGTTTAAAGGTATACAACAAGAGAACCCAACAGACCAAACTAATCTGAATGTTGGTAAATATTTAGATGCCTATAAAGAAAGAATGCAACAATCTTTAGGAGTTCAGTTTGATGTTTCTGGATACCAGCAATCTTTTATGCCGGCTCTCACTCAGAGATTGTCTGGAGCAGCTTATGCAGCAGCTCTAAATAGGCCTGGTAGGCTAGCTGTGGAGACGGGAGTGGAGTATTTAAGGGTAGGTGTAGGTGCTAGTACTCCTGAAACACCAAATGTCATTATAAATCAGTTTAAAGAAAACCTGGAGCGTATTGTTGGTACTAGGTTTGAAGATGGTAAAATTAAGTTTGGTAGACAAGACAAGACAGCTAACGACTTAATGAATTTTACAAACAGCCAGTTTAGGTTGAAGTTCAACAAGCATAGTATTAATGGTGAGTACGATGTGTTATCTGGCCTTTACAGAAACGGTGCTTTGAAAACACTTAATGACTTTCTAATAAGTGCTCCTGATAGAGCTACTGTTTACTTAGCTTGGATGCCTACATTCCAAACTCAATTTAAGGAGATTACTGGAGCATCTTTCAATAGAAAAGAATATAGACAAAACCCTTCTTATAGAAAGCAGTTTGAAAAAGAAATATTTGATGCTGCTGCCATAGCGGACAGAGAGGCTGTAAAATGGAAAAACACTACGCTAAAAGGTGGTGGTCGTAGCCAGATAAAACTTCCTTTTGGTTCAGTTGATGTTAATAACAGAACACTAGGCCCAATAGTAACATACATGTCTAACTTTGGTGCTTTGGAATCTTTAAACTTCGGTAGGTCTGCTAGAAATATTTATTTTGGAAACACTCCAACTGAAAAAGCAAATTCTCTAAAACAAGTATCAGCACAATTTGCTGGTGGTGTAGCTTACGGTATAGGAACCTCATTAGAGTTCCTGATGTATCAACAATTGGTGGCTGAGTCAGAGCCTAACACTACTAAAAGAGCTCAAATGTTATCTGAGGTTGATAAGAAAAGAAGAGAGTTATTTTCTACTGAAGGTATAATAAAAACATCAGCTGCCAACGCAACATTCTTATTGACTAGTAAATATTCTCAGGTAGGTAGAAACTTAATGTTACTAACAGCTGGAGCTTTACAAGGCCTTACTGGTGATGAAGAAATGGATGATTTAATATCTGAATTTACTAAGATTGCATACTATGCAGAACCTTTAAATCTTGAGGGTTACGGCCCTAAAACAGAGGTTATTAGAGCTGCTGCTCCTATGTACTATAATGCCATAGAGATTGTGATGGATAATGCAGAAGCTATAAGAAATTACAAAGAGGCCACAGATGGTAGTAAATCTTTCACTGACCCAGAGGGTAGAGAGGCTGCTGCACTGTTTGATATGCTTGTAAACCTACAAAGAGCCCTACTATTAACACAAGGTACTTCTATACCATTTAATAAGGATGTAGAGTATTTAAGTAGATATGGTATTGCTCCACTAGGTGGATTAGACGTTGAAGGGCCTACAAAAGGTACAGAAAGGACTAAAAAGTTCTTTAAGGAATAGAAACATAAAAATTAACTTTGTTAATAACTTTAAAAACACTATATTTGTAAACTATAAAAACACATAATTATGTCTAAATTAGATTTTTTAAACCTAGGTATGGGCGGCACAAGCTTGCTGATGCATGATGGAGACACCGCTTCAGGAATACATGGGTACGCTATACAAGCATTGGAAGACTGCACATTCTCTGAGTTTGTGTTAAGTTCGACAAGCAATCTCCAATTAGAAGAAACTCAGACTATATCTGCTGTAACAAATGCTGACAATGATTTTGAAGTATCTGACGGTAGTAAATTTGCTGTAGGTGACAGAGTATTTTTAACTGTTGCTGGCACAGTTCCAACTGGAATGCCTTCTCCAGATAACGCTATATACTTCATACAAAGTGTTTCAACCAACAAAGTTACACTATCTAGAACCAATGGTGGTTCAGCCATAGCTATAAGTAGTGATGGAAGTGGATTTGAAGGTAGTGCAAAATTATCTAAAGTTGTTGATTTAGGATACAACAATCAAATGGGTACTTTTGGAATAGGTGGTTCTTCAAATGAAATAGAGATAGTTCCTTCTAACGTATCTGGAAACCTAGATATGTTTGATACAGATGGTGCTGATGATGTTGTTATTTCAGCTGGTATGACTGTTTACTTACCTATCACTGATTTAACTCTTACATCTGGAGCTTGTATAGTATATACTCAGAGACTTTCTTTCAGATAATATGGGCTTAGGAATGAGCATAAAGAGTCACTCTATTGACAAAAACAATATTGTAGACATTGGTTCTTTAGGCGGGCTAAAACTGTGGCTAAAGCTAGGAAGTACTGTAAGGGAGTCGGATGGTTCTCAAGCAGAATTAAATGATTTTGTTAAGTTTTGGGATGACTCATCTGGACAAAGTAATGATTTTATTCAAACGTCAAGTAACAGACAGCCTAGATATGTAGCTAGCACTATTACTGGACTTCTTTTTGATGGAAGCACTAGTACTGCTCAGGTAGACAGAATGTCTTGTTCTTCTACGATTTCAGCAGAAGACTTTACTCTTATAGTAGCTATGGATTTAACAAACGCATCTCCAGATAATGAGATGTTTATAAGTGAGTTTGGTAACGTTAATAGTAGAATAGGTCTATTGCAAGGTAGTGATGGTGATAGAATACAAATTAGATTTGATGACGGGACTACAAAGGAAATTTGTGATTTAGAAGACCTATCTCAAGATATACCTACAACCCCATTCTTGTTAACAATAAAAAGAGATACTTCTACATCGAATAATGTGAAGGTAAGGTTTGATAGAAAGGATGTTACTGATTTGTCTGATACTGACACAGGTGGAGACGCAAACAATGACTCAGCTATGATTGATTTTATTTTTGACACTATTGGTGTTGGTGGAGCTAACTCACTAGAGTATCAAGGATTTATAGCTGAAGTGGTGTTTTTTGATAAAGCTTTAGGTGAACTTACTCTAGCTAGAGTAGAAAAGGATATAATGGATAGAAATGGTCTATAGATTAATAATCATATTATTGTTTGTTTGTAGTGTAGCAAACGCACAATTCAAAAAAGCTATAAAGTTTTCTACATTCTACGTGGCAGCTAATGGTGGTACGTCACTATCTGATAAAGAGATTTACTCTGTAGACGGTAGCACATTAGTATATGATACTATATTCACTCCTTATGATTATTCTCTATCTATAGGTATTCGTAAGATACAAAGATTTCAATATGAAGGTTTTGCACCGTTTAAAGATGGTACAGAGTCTTCATTTAGCGATGCGGCTAGTGTAGGTAGAAATCCCTTTGAATACCTGTTTCAGGTACAATACAAGAGACAAGAAGGTATAGAATACTTCGACCAACATCATTTTGTGCGATATGTCAAGCCAAAATGGTTATCCAAAATAGAATATATAGTTGATGGTTTTGCAGATATAGAGTACTTTGAAAGTACGCAGAGACTACGTTTGAATGGTAACAAGAAGTTATCGTTCAACGTGGGTGCTGTACAGAGGTTAGCAGAACCATACGGTTACGACCCACTAGAGGAATGGTCGTTTGATAATGATAGAATACATTACACATGTTTAGCTATAGAAGAAGGCTACAGCATAGATGTATATGAATCTGAGTATAGAGCACCAGACGGTTCTATTGTAGCTACTAGTGCTGAGGTATGGAACGAGCTTGTTATGCCTCAAGTGTTAGAAGATTATGTTGAAAGAAAAAGAAATGAGTTGGCTAATCAATGGCAATACTCGTTGGTAGTTGGTTTTGACTTTTACCACTACACTAAAAACTTCTGGTTACATTCCTGGGGTAACCTAATGCCTTATCACTATGATGATGGTGGACAATATTCATTTCACAACTTTAACGATGGAGAACAATGGTATGACTACTCAGGAGGATTGATATTTGGATTAAAAGCGACTAAACACTTAGGATGCTTTATAGAAGGTAAGTACAATAAATACTGGAACAAAGAGTGGTACGACTTCAAAGTTGGTATTAACTACGTTATATTTTAGACATGGCACAAGAAATAAGCAAAGACACAAAGATTAAATTAAGCTTAGAAACAATTATATCATTAGGTGTAGTATTAGTCAGTATGACTGGAATGTGGTTTACACTGAAAGGAGAGATAGCTGAGGCAAAAGAATTACCAGTAGCTCCAGACCCTGAGATAACTAGGATAGAGTATGATATGAAAGACCAACTTATTCGTCAAACTATTATGAACACTCAAGAAGATGTTCAAGAGATTAAAGTTACTCTTGAAAAAATTGAGGATAAACTTTATAAGTAATGAAAATATCTGTAGAATGGAAGTTGCTTTGCATATACTTATTAGTATTATTTTTCTTGGTAGTCTCGCATACTGCTTCTTCTCAAGTGACAGCAATGCACTTTAATGCTGGATTTAACTCAGCAAATGATGTAGAATGGTTTGAGAAGTTAGGAGATTGCGACAAAGAAATAAAAAGTATTGATGGTAATGATAATCAAAAGAAATATAGTATAGCAGTAGTGCCAACTATTATCATCTTTGATGATGGAGAAGAAGTAAAACGATTTCAAGCAGATTTAAGTTTCAAGATGTCTGCTACAAGAAGAGAAGTACAAGATTATATTGATGAACTAATAATGAGTAAATTCTAATGAAAGTAATAGCTTACATATTTAAAACTTTATTTGTGATATATGTATTATCACTTATTTTAGTTTCTACCAAAGCATTTGGACAATGTCCTAACGGAACATATGTAGATATATTAATTGTTCCTGACCAATACCCACAGGAGACATCTTGGGCTATTTTAGAGGAAAATGGAGACACTTTGATTACAGGTGGGCCGTATACTGATATAGTAGACTACAGTCCACAAAACACACAGCTGTGTATACCTAATGGCGATTATACATTTGAAATATACGATACTTACGGTGATGGTATGGCTGGTAGCTTATGGGGTGGTAATGATGGCTCATATTATATAATTCGTTGTAATGATACTATTGTAGCTTCAGATACAGCTGACTTTGGTTTTTATGCTTATGAAGGTTTTACAATAGAAGATTGTGCTCCACCTCCACCCATTTATGGATGTATGAATCCGGATTTCGTAGAGTTTTTACCAATAGCAACTGTAGATACAGGTATGTGTTACACTCCTAAAGTGTTTGGATGTACTGACTCTACAGCTTTTAATTATGTAGATTCTGCGAACACAAATATACTTACTGATAGTTGTACATATAATTTAATGCTAACCGACTTGGCTGGAAACGGCTGGGCTGGTTCTTATTTACAGGTATTTCAAGGTGACAACTTTTTAGGTATATTTACTTTAGATGATGGCTTTGATACTACATTTACTTTCGAGTTGAGTATATCAGAACCTGTAGGAATTAAGTTTAATATAACACAACAATCAGACTTTACAGCTGTACAATGTGGTTACAGCCTATATTCTGATGAAGATATAACAATACATGAACCAGGAGGATTTGCTAATCCACTTGTACCATTTCAAATAAACTACGGTATACCATACTGTGGTAATAATTGTATAGAAAGAACATACGGCTGTATAGACAGCTTGGCGGTAAATTATAACGATACAATAAATACAGATGACGGCACTTGTTATTATAATCCAGGGTGTACTAATCCACTTTATTTGGAGTACGATGCGTCTTATGACTATGACGATGGTAGCTGTGCTACGGTGGTTGTATACGGATGTATGGACTCAACTGCATTTAATTACGACCCATTGGCTAATGCTGAGTTACCTAACTCTTGTATTGCTGTCGTAGAAGGATGTATGGATGATGATGCATTTAACTATAATATAAATGCAAATGTAGATGACGGTAGTTGTATACCACTAATATTTGGTTGTATAGACCCTACAGCTTTTAATTACTGCGACACTTGCAATACTGATAATGGTAGTTGTATTGATGTTATTTATGGGTGTATGGATACTACAGCTATGAACTATAATCCATTAGCTAACACAGATAATGAGACTTGTATATATCCATTCCCTGGATGTATGGATGTTACTGCTGTAAACTTTGAGCCATTAGCTAATATACCTGATAGTAGTTGTTACTACAATTCAGATTGTGATGCAGATGTACCATACTTCATTCCTAATGCATGCTTTGAGTGGGTGATTAGTGTAGACCCGTATTGTTGCGATGATTCATGGGATTCTCCTTGTTATGATTTATACAACTATTGTCAAGATGGATGGACAGGCCCAACAAATATAGCAATGTTTGATAGAATTGGTATGCTGCCTTATCCAAATCCATCGACAGGTGTAGTAAACTTTACATCTGAATTTAATATAAAAATATACAACATGCTTGGCAAGTTGGTATTAGAAGATAAAACAAGTACAGTAAAACTTGATAAAGGAATGTACTTAATTAATATCTCAAACGAAAACTTAAATTTAACTACAAAAATAATTATAGAATGAAAAATCCAATGACATCATTTGGTAGAGAAAAATCAAAGTATTATTACGATTACACAAGAAATATGAGCGAAGAACAGATAAAAGCAAATAAAAACCTATTACCAACTTGCGAAGAAAAATCTTGCGGTTGCTGTAAAGGAGCTAGTGAGTGCCCTAACGACATATGTAAATGTGAGTCGTTAGAAAAATCTTTCTTTAATATATTTAGAAATGATAACGAATGGAATGAAAAAACTATTGTTGGATTCATTGCTTTGATGGTTATGGTTCTAGTTATGATTGTAGACCTAGTTACAGGAACACTTGGGAAAGATTTAGTTGTTAAAGAGTTTATATACGATTCATTCACTATCATCGTTCTTGGTAGTTTTGGTATAGCTGGCTTAGAAAAATTTGCAAAGAAATAATGGGAAGAAAATTAGAATACTTAGTAATACATTGTACAGCAACGCCAGAGGGTAGAAACATATCTTCTGATACAATCAGAAAGTGGCATACTGCTCCAAAGCCAGAAGGTAGAGGTTGGAGACAAGTTGGATATTCTGATATGATACATCTTGACGGGGGTTTAGAAAACCTCACTCCATTCAATCAAGACGGGATAGTTGAAGGATGGGAAGTCACTAATGGTGTAAGAGGAATCAACGCTGTATCAAGACATGTGGTGTACGTTGGTGGAGTTGATGAGGAAAACACATATGCTAAAGATACAAGAACTCCAGAGCAAAAAGATACCCTGGAGGTTTATGTTAAGTATATGGTTAAGAGACATCCAGACATTAAGATTGCTGGACATAATCAATTCGCATCAAAAGCATGTCCTTCTTTCGATACTGTGAAATGGTGTAAATCAATAGGGATTGACGATAAGAACATACATAGCTAATATTACCACTTATTCTTAGGGCATTTAGCTGAGTTCATTTTAGCTTTTACTTTCATAAAACAACCACACTGAGAACATCTTGAGCTTTTATGTAGGAAATAGTCACACGTTAAACATGTGCTCCATCTTTTTGCAAAGGTAGCTCTGTCTGTTATTTCAGCTCCTGTTTTAGCAAACTTGAAGACTTCAACGATAAACGTCATAGCCATCTTGAATATGTTTGGTGTTTTATTTGACATTATTTAAAAAGTATTAATCCTCCTACTAATCCTACGCCAGCAGCGAAACCTCTAGTCTCATACCACTTCTTCTCTTCTCTTATAGTGTAGGTTTGCATATCTATGTTAGATACTAGTGGATTTGAATTTATTATATTTATCTGATACTCAGTACCTTTAGTTATACCTGTCCACCCTATAATTTTCTTATCTCCCACAATTATTTGTGACTGATTTGGGATTTCTAACGACTTGAGCGTGAACGCCTTATTGCTAACGACAGCAGAGAGCGAAAAAAGAGAGGAGTCAATGTTAACATCGAGAATACCAAAATCAGGAATATCATCACCAAAGTAAACGGTAACAGTATCAATTTTAGTAATGGTCTTAACCTTAGTGTACGATTCAACATTCTTGAAGTCTTTAGTGGCCTCCTTTAACTCTTCATTTTCTTTCTTAAGCTCTTTTAGTAAATCTTTGTTAACTACAAAAGCTTTCCTTTGTATATTGATGGAGTCTTGCTGGAGAGCTATCATATTAGCCCTCCTAGCAGACACCCCTTTTTCCTGGCTATATAAATAGCCCATAGTCAATACAGTAAGGAAAAGTAATGCTAAAAGAAGATTTTTCAATTTACTTTTTGTTTTTAGGTAGAGGAGGAACGCTTCCATACTCTACATAATCATAAATCCTCTTAGCATAATTTAAAGCTTCTTCTACAGATGCATCACCATCTTTTGGTAAAAAAGCTAATGCCATTCTCATAGACTCTGCACGTATAGTTTTCTTAACTTCTGACGCTTGTCTATCTCTTAAATCTGTTATTGCTGGGTTAATTTCTGACATAATAATTTATTTATTCCATTCATATTTACTACCTAGATTCATTGGTATGAATATCGCTGTTCGACCTCCATCCAATACAACACCACATCCGAGTGTTGGTTTCTTTGGAAACACCTTACCATATGAAAAAGCCATATGGTCTACAGATATTCCACAACCGACATTTAAGCCAAATATAATATCATTTCTAGAAGCCATGTAAGATACACCTCCAAATGAATGTAGATGTCCTATTACAGTAGACTGTCTGTTAGCTATAGCTCTGTTTCTTGCTCCATTCTGTCCAGCAGAGCCTGTTCCATGTGTATACAAAACATTATCTATCTCCCATTCCATTTTCCATTTCCATCCTTCTGGAGCGTTCCATATCTCTTCGTAAGACTTCATAAATCTTTTAGGTATTCCAGCTGTAGTAGCTTGGCGATATGGTAGTGCTGAGTGATTCCCTACACATACTTTAACTTCTGGAAATGTAGCGTACCACTTCTCCATAGCTTTCTGAGCTTTTTCTGCTTCGCTTTCTGCGTTAGGCATCTCAGCCATCTTCTCGTGATAAGATAGTGCTGCATTATCTACTTCATCACCAATATGAACTATGTTGCCACAAGCAAATCTATCAAAGACTTCGTAGCAAAAATTTCTATAGTTTTTGTGACAGAATGGTTCATGAGTGTCACCAATGATGCCCACATTATTAGACATTCTGTGGTTAGATATTAAGTCCATCTCTATCTGACTTAACCTTGGTCTGTATTCTACTTTTTTCATCCTACATTAAATTGACTTAAACAAATGTAAGAATTAAAAATGTGTTATCAAAATATTGTTAATAACTATTTAGTGGCTATTGAGTGACTTTGACAAGCCATATATCCTATAACGTTTTCATATCTATGAGTATGATAACCTACACAACCCAATTTTTTAGCTCTATCTAAAGCCTCTTGCTTACTATAGAATAAAGGCTCTCCATCTATCCTGGTTATTTCACCTCTTGCATTTGCACAGTCATATTCAACATAGCCTTTAACAACAAATCCAGCCCCCATATTTGTATCAAACAAGTTTCCACTATCTAAATGCATATGTTTGGTTTCAAATGCATTAGTATAAAAAGAGGGATGTAATTCAGCCCATCTGTTTCTGGGGCCGTAAGATGTTTGAGTGTTTCTAGCTCTTAATAAATACTCTCCAGCATCACCCCATCCAGTTACATTCCCTGTGTAATAAACAAACTTAGGGTCTCCGTTAGACTTATAATATCCATCTAAGAAAACTTTAAACTTTCCTCCAGCACCTATCTCCACAGCCATAAAGTTTTTATGCTGCCTGATTCCTCCTAGTCCAACCCCCTCTAAAATATCGCTAATTGGTTTTGTAGCTATAGTACCGGAGATAGTTTTATGACCAAATCCGTTTGCTTTGAAATCTCTCCATCTATTACCACCTCTAAAAGGGTCGGGACTTATTTTAGATACATTCCGAATAGGTTCATATCTGTGGTTTTTACACGCAGACCAGTGAGCTAATTGCATATCAGCCATAGCTAGATTTGTGAAACCTCCTTTAGACCAGTACACTAGACTATGAGTACTTGGAGTGTCTGTATTACTTTGTTCACCCTGATATGTATCCCACATTGTTGGGTGGTCTAAGACAGTATTGTTTGTTGCATCGTAATAAGGGTCTACAGCAAAGTCCTCATACAACGGGTAATTTCTTCCTATAACCCTGTTTGTTTCGGGGTGTTTAAATAGGTTAGCTGGATTTACTATATAATCTCCACTACCCTCCATATAACAGGTGCTTCCTATCATAACAGCATCCATAGATTGATTATTTGATAATTCACACGTGTAATAATATTTATCTGGATACCAAGGTGCTTGATGAGTTGTAATTACTGGTAGGTTTACATTTCCAGCTTTATTCAAGAATAACATTACATTGTCATAGGATGAGAAAACCAACTTAGCTGTAACATTGGTAGCTCCTTCAGGTATCTTAAACTTTCTTTCGTAATCTAAAGCTTTTCTTCTATAAGACCTTCCGTATATTGCACGCTCTATACCAGCAACACTATTTGTTCCAGGAACAGATGTGCCAGCTTCTATTTCATTTGGAATAACAGGAAATTTATCATATTGACCATCTGCACGCACCTTATGCCTTAAAAGTGTAGGGTCATCATTCATTTGAGCTTTACCTCCATTAACGGTTAGGTGGCTAGCACTAGTTTGACCTCCAAGTATAAAGCTATTTAAAGGCCCGACAACCATAGAGTGCGGGAAGGCACAATGGACATTGTCATCTTGCTTAATACCAAATCCCGGTGGAGTGTGAGGTAAAAAAGAAGTTTGACCAGTAGCCTCGTAATAATCAGGTCTACCTCTATTAATATCTGATTTATACCCTGGAGGACAATTGATTTGTCTTGTTTCGTAGTTTCCGTATGTCTGATGAAACAATGGGTCTTTTGCGGGATTTATTTTCCCACCAGACATGAAGAAATCATTAGGAAAAGGTCTGTATATTCCATCTAAATGAGTAAACTGGTAATTTATTCCAGTCCCAGTATACATATTTGGAAGAAAGTAACCGTAATCATTTTGTATAGCGTTTCCGTTCCAATCTGTAAATACACCAAGAACCGCTTCACCCCCTTCTGGCAACGCAAACTCAGCTGGAGCGTTTCTAAAAATAAAACTGTGCTCATGCTCAAAGTCCTCGTAAATATCTTCAAGCCTTCTCATCACATCATTCTTACTGTTTATTGTTACAGAATCACCTTTATATTGACCACAAGCGTAACCCCAAACAAGATAAGTGTTTTGTATTCTTATCCTTCCAATATGAGACACAGTTGGCCTTTTTTCTGGTAGATAAGCGAAACTATAACCACCACTATCTGTACCTATGTTAAAGGGATAATCTCTGGTAGCCGGATAACTTAAGAAAAAATCATAGTTATCAGAACAATGAGTAAAAGGGCCTGGCCCTACACTTGTACTAGGGGATTTTGGTCTATTCTTACCTCCCAAGTATCCTTTTGTGACGGATATAACCCATGTGTCTCCGGTGTGGTGTCCGTCTATACTAGAGAATGTTGGTCTAATAACATGACCGAACTTGCTAGTAGGGCCTGTAGAGCCAAATGTATGTTTTGAAGATGTAACTGAAAAATCTCCAGAGTATTGTGCGTTTTCATGGTCAAGGTCTACAATACCCATCATGGTGAATAGACCGTTTAAAGCATTATAATGTTCAGTACTTAAATCTACAGATGTATTGCAAATTCTCTCATGTAAATTAAAACTTTCATGAGTAAAAAAGTGGTCTTCTCCATTAGCATCTCTAACTCCAACCCTATATTTACTTGCCTGTCCAGAACCCGCTGGGGTTCCTTCTGTTATCCTTATTATAATTTTAGCTTCACAAGGCTCAAAGTTGTCCATGGGGAATGGGAATGATAATGGGGAAGATGGAGAGCCTCCATCCTGACCATGAACATAATTAAACCACCTGTTGTCATACCAACTGTGATAACCCAAACCAGTATTACAGAAAGGGTTTATGTTTTTTAACCTATCTATATTTGGATTTGGGTTAGCTCCTCCTGGTTCAAAAACAATATTATTACTATTTATGTAAGGAACAGCTACATCCGTTGTGCTGTAAGGAGTAGTCCAAGAATTTTCCTCATGCCATCTATGAACAGCACCACCCATAATATCTACAGTTTTATCCTCAAAACTATCCATATTCTTATAAGGAGAGTGATACTCATGACTATTGTGCCCAGCATTTTTATTAGCCGCAGAACCATACTTTACCTTCATCCATTTGGAATCAGTCTGACCATTTCTCATAGGTCTGCTTTTATCAAAATCCCAACCGGTGTTTAGTATTAAAAGAGACTTGCAGTCTGATGGGTCTGTATCTACTGGGTCTACCGGGTCTACTGGGTCAGTTCCTCCATCATCAGATGAGAAGTCACAAGAACCATCATCTACAGTAGCGTTTGGATTATAATTATTAGCATCAGGGTCGGTACAACCAAGTATAGGTCTTTCACTTATCATGGTAGCACCTCTAATTACAGCGTCTTTGATAGCTGGATTGAGAGCCAAAGAACTTGAAGCTATCCCTGTATTTATATCTACACGAGAAAAATATTGATTAGTTGGAGGAGCAGTAAATGTATCTTGATTTGCTTTATTCCAAAAAACATACAACTGATGAGAGTCTTGTATAGACCTGTAATAATTTGTTATAGCATGTATGCTAGTGTTAGGAGGAAGTATGTTTGTGGTGTGTTGTATTGTTTGTTTATACACATTAAACTGACTATCCTCTTCAGCTTGGTTGGTCGGAATAGTTAATGCACTGATTCTTACTAAACTATCCGTTATGTTACCAAACGATTTTCCTGTAGCATAATAAGTTTCAAAACTATCACCATCATTAGAAGGATAATAAGGAGTTATACCTCCAGTACTATTGAACTGCTGGTTTGCATCATCATCTTGGTCTGTGACCACGTTAACAGGAGCCCCATTTATGGTATAATAATAAAGCTGATTGTTTGAAGAAATTACAAATCTTTGAAGATTATAATCATATGTAAGCCCTTGAGGGTCAGGCATTTTTACATTAAATAGAAGGATTACGTTTGCTGGAGTTAAAGGGCCTGAGCTTTCATTCCAAACGTAAATAGCACTCCTGTCAAGGAAATACCATCTTCCGCCTTCGTAATGATGTAAATCCCTAGCGTCAGATAGCCCAGTATTACCTATAAATTCAGTAACCCCAGTATCAATATTAACAGCGTATACACTTCCAGACTCTACTATTACAGCAGCATTCTTTGTAAAAACAATAGGGTATCCCATAATAAAGGTTTTAGTTACAAATATACGAAAATTATTCCGTATATAAAAGGAAAGGGGGTTATTATTCCCCCTTTAAAGAACTACCTTTATCTCTTTGTGTGTCTATACCCTTAACATAACCGTGTTGATTGAGTCTTGAGAAATGTTTATCTCTCACTTTAAAGTTTTGATACTTGTTGTCATAAGATATTTTATGCATCTTACTCTTGTTAAAAGCTAGTTTTCTACAATGAGAGCAAATACCAACCTCTCTTTTATCTGAGTGGCCTATCCAAATCATTGGTGCTGAGTGACAATTACTTAAAGCGGTTTCATCTACATCATCTTTTATCTCATCCCACTTATGGAATGTTACTTTGGTATCTTCTGATTGAACTCTAGCTTTTGTGTTCATGTATTCTAGTGTGGACATTTTTATTCCAGGCATAGTTAAAATGGTTTATCTTGTTCTTGTTTTGTTTTTAAATACTCTAATTGAAACTCAAGGTGATTTATAGCTTTCTGTATACACTCTGTTGGGTCTCCATGCTTACGTTCACAACGTAAAAGATATGTTGTGGCGGTTGCGATATGATACGGAAGCTCAAAGTCTTCACACACTTTTCTTGCTTCATATCCATAGTATTTTCCTATATAATAATTAGGCATTGGGTTTTCTTTATATTTACTCATCTCTTTTGTTTTATTAATTACATATTGTCCAGTTGTATCTGTTTCCCAGAACTCATTGCTTTTATTAGTGTTATTACTTCTTGACATTGTTTTTGGTTTTTAGGCATTAATATTAAAGGCTCTCTGTTATTATCTAATAAATGTCTCTTGAGCAACTTCCATTTTATTTTGTTGTCGTTCCTTTGGAAACCTTTAGTATCAACAATCATATCATGCTGAGGTATAGAGAAGTCAACAGTCAAAGTCATTTCTCTAACAGCACTACCATTGTATCTAAACTTTTGCAAAAGTACAAACTTTTCTTGAAATATGAAAGGAATCTTTTCTTTTTTTAATAGATTGTAAAAATATAATTCAAGCTTTGAATCAAACTTGATTCCATCTTGCATTACTTTTTTTATCTTAGTCCCTTTCTTCCTTTTCCATCTCATGTTTTTCTATTGTATCTATTCCAAACTTATGTTTAAACTTATCTCTTGGTATCAAAGCTATGTATGAATCATTATTATCACCACCATTCACAAACTTTATATCTTTTATGTTTTCTTTTATTAAAGATTTCAAGTTATCAACCTGTATCATCCAAAGGTTATCTTTAGATACATGCTTGTAGTAATATACAAACCATTGAGCGTAAGTTGTAGATATACCACTAGGATTGCCTTTGTACTTTATCTCAACGGCTATATTACCAGTATCACTATCATCTGTACAATAGTCATCTGTCTTGACTTCAAACAATAACTCTTGGTCTTTTGACGGTGAGTAATGTCTTAGGTCGTATCTGTAATCTTTGTTGTAGCCTCTAAACTCAAGTCCTTGCATAGCTAGATAGACTGCAACTATCTTTTCTCCAGCTTCACCTTCTTTAAGGTCTGTTTCAAAATCATAATTTCCCATAAGTGTGGTTTTATTCCCAAGGCATTTCAAATTGCTCTGAGGGTTGGTTAACGTATTTATCAATTGGATACTCTCCAGTAAAGCTTGTGAACCTACCTGAAGGCCTATGGTATCTTAATACAACAGGCTCTCCAGTAGGAACACCAACTAACTTTTGAAACTTTATCTTTTGTACATGTATATTTGTTGTAGTATCAGTAAAGTCTTTTGGGTTTGGTCTATGAACACATATAATATTATCAGCTTTATTGAACCAGTTAGCTCCTCCGGCAATTCTATATGCGGTAGGAACCTCGTTGTCACCACTGCCAGCAGTTGCACTACGCATTGTGATAGGGTGAGCAACGACAATAAACTTGAGGTCATGAGACTTTGTAAATCTTCTTATTCTATTCAAAGCATCAGCAATATAATTTGCTTCACTCTTCGAGCCAAAGTCATGGTCAAGCTGATTGAAGGGGTCTACCAAGACTCCCTTGATTCCTTTCCTTCTAACCAAAAACTGAAATCTTTCTAAAACACTTTTCATTGTAAAATCTTTCTCAGGATAAACAGCGTAGAAATGATTCTTAAGAAAATTCATACCATGAACATATTCTTCTTTTGTCATTCTACTTGGAGAATCTATGTCAGAAGTCTTTCCAACATACAACTCAACTAGGCCATCAAACAATTCGTTGATAGGATAGTTTTCTGGAGAAAATACTGCCCACTTCCAACCATACAATATAGATGCATTCATCATTAATTGTAAAGCGAAAGATGTCTTACCGTGACCAGGTATACCTGTAAATACATCAAACTCAGAAAGTCTAAAACTATAATGTGGATTTAGTTCAGGGTAACCTGTTGTCAAACCTTTTTTCTTGCCATTATCAAAGACATCAAGCATTTCATCTCTGACATCCTCCAAACCAAAAACGCCCTCAACAGGATATGCTCTAGCATTCTGAAAGCACTCATCCAACAACTCAGGGCCATAAGATTGCAGTACGTCATTAGCATCCTTACATCCATCAGGAAAGTCAATGATAAAACATTTCTCTCTTCCAATTCTTCTGCTCATCTCTTGTAAAAGTCTGATACCGTTTTCATCATTGTCTACACCAATGTAAACGTTACTAGCGGCATCAAGATAATCAAAACAATTATCAATGTATGTAAATTTGTTGTCTAAGTTTTTTGCTGTAGCATTTGGTGCACCATCAGGAACACTGATACAGTTCTTATAACCAGCCTCCTCAAAAGCTAGCTTATCAAACTCTCCCTCAACAATAATTATATCACTCTCTCCTTTTATATCATCAAGCCCATAGAATATCTTCTCAGCATCTTTTGTTTGCTTAAAAGTCTTGCTAGCATCTCTATATTTTATATTTACAAGCTCACCGTTTCTGTAGTAATTAAAGTTGATTACATTCTTTTTACCGTCAGAACCTGGCATATACTCAAGACTCTGTGTTATTTTATTTCTATTCACAGTCTCATCAGATATACCTCTACTGTTGAAATACTTAAGCATCTTGTCAGATAACTCTGTGTTGTTATCTGTGTGAACAGGTTTGTTATATACAATTTTGTCGTTTTCTTTTCCTATGGAGCCTGACCACCCACAATGATGACATAAATACATGCCATCCTTTGTGTTTATAGCAAGGCATGGTTCTTTAGGCTTCTTTCTACCCGAAGAACATTTAGGGCAAGGAGTCTTTATCTCTGTAGCCCATCTACCAGTGTACGTAACACCTATGTTGTTTAAGTCTGCTCTTGTAATCATTTATTGAAATGCTTTTGTTATGTCTTCTGCTGAAGCGTTTTTAATTTGTTCTATCACCCTTGCCTTCTTCTGATATATTTCATCGTTCCACGACTCGTTGCGTAGGAATGTTTCAGGGTGTTTCCTGTATTGGACATCAGGTTGCGACTTCTTATAATGGGGTATATAGGCCATGCATGCAGACTTTTTATTCTTACTAAGTTTATTCCATAGTGATTGTGCCTTTGCCTTGCCAACCTTCTTATCGTATAAGTCCCAAAACTCTTCAAATCCATTATCATCATCTACTTTTGTTTTATTTTTCCACCTTGCATCAGCACCTCTCTTGGCTGTTTCTTTTCTCTTGTTTGCTGCATCAAGTGATTCTTTTATATACTCTGAGTACAAGAGACCATCTTCAATAAACAATAACCCAAACTCACTGCAACAATCATCAATGAATGTCTTTGCAGTTTCAACATCTGTCTGCATTCTTTTGGCTAGTGCTGGTAAAATACCCTTCCCATCAATCTTTATAGAGTTGCCTTCAGCAACACACAAAGACTCTAGAATGATATAGTAAAAGCCATAACCCTCTGCACCATATACAGACATCATAGATTCCACAGACATACTACTCCAATTGGTAGCATAATGTTTAAACCAAAATGTATTTGTATCTCTCATATCAATTAAATTAAAAAGGGAGGGGAACTACCCCCTCCCATGTAAACAAATAAACTAAATAACTAAAACGGTAAGTCTCCAGTGGCTTCAGTAACCGCTTCTTCTACTTTCTTAGTAGTAGTAGTTTCTCCATTAGCAGTGATTTTCCAAGCATCAATGCTATTGAAATATTTAACCTGACCTTCAGGGTTAGTCCATTCACGACCTCTCAAGTTGAACATAACATCAACGATGTCTCCAACTTTGTAGTTGTCAAGAATGTCACACTTATCTTGTGTGGTTTGCATCAAGATTGACTGAGGATAATCTCCATCATAATCTGTGATAATAATAAACTCACGAACTTTAAACTTGTCGCTTACTTGCTTTGTCTCAAATTTGAATTTGAGCTTTCCAGTTACCATCATAATACTCTAATGTTTTTAATGATTTATAAAATTTATTGACTTCCAATTTTCCTTTACCAGTTATGGAATATACTCTGGTTCTGTATTGATTTCTCTCTTTCACAATGTTGATGAGGCTCAATGCAGTAAGCCTTCTGAGTGACTCTCTGAATGACCTCTCAGAACTTGATACATCTAATCTAATGTCAGCCACGTCAAACGTGTCACAGTGATTAGCATAAATCAATATCTCAAGAGCGTTCAAAGATATACCCAACCTTTTTCTAGATGTGTCTAATGCTTTTCTTAAAAACTTCAGATTCATTTCTCTATAAATATTTTTTCTCCATTCTCAGACATAACCATAGATAGTCTTTCCTCGTATATTGCATCATCTACTCTTACCCATGCATCATTGTCATTCTTAAAGAATCCTACAGCATAAACAATACCATCTCTTCTTTCTATAGCCTGGTGTCTATATGTAATCTCTTTTACCCCTTCATCAGTTTCGTAGTGTAACAAAGTCTTTTGACCTCTGCTCATCCTCATGAAATATCCGGAGTTCAAGTAGTCTCTTCTATCTATACCAAGTATGCCTTCAATATTTTTTACATCTTTACGATAATCTCTTTCATACTCCATTCTATCAGAAACAATCTTAATAGAGTGTATTACCGTAGCGTGATTACCAATAGAACCGTGAAATTTAAAATAGTCAGCTATCTCAGTCAGTGTCATCGTAGTGTATTGACTCATAAGGTAATGCATTATCTGTCTAACCATAACCTTATCAGATTTTCTAGAGCGTGAAAATACATACTCTCTCACAACTCCAAAGTAACTACAACAAACATCTACAATATCATTAGGAGCAACCTTGTTGTACCTAATATCAAATCCTTGTTTATTAATCATAATTCTTCGTTTACAAAATAATTCTTTAACATCTCTCTACCAAAGTCATCTTGAAAATAATCATTATACTGCTCCAGCAAACCAATAACCTCATCTTGTCCTTGCTCTATAAATTCATCAGATGTATGAAAGATTCCAACAGAGTACGGTGGCTCTTTCTCTACACATATAAACATAAACTGATTAGCTTTAAATAATTCTTTGTAGAAGTATGCTTGTCTGTGGTATCCATATTTATAGCAAGACCTACGAAATTCTTTAGGGTTTACAGATTGAGTTGTTTTCAAATCAATAATCATTCCTTTCTTATCGTTTACAATATCAGCCTTGCCTTTGCAAGGAGTATCATAAATGTTACCTATAGCAACCGACTCATAAGAGTTGTCACTATCTGTTAAAGCTTCTTTTATAGCTTTCTTACTAAATAAGGACTCCTCCATCTCTTTAATCTTCAAAGCCTCCTTGAAGCTGATAATAGTTTTTCCTACGTGAGCCTTACTAAAAGCCTCCCATTCTTTACCTCTTCTTGTTTTACCAAGAAATACAGCAACATCTGTATCGTACTTATCTTTCTCAAGAATGTATAAATGAAAAGCTTTGCCGAAGTTTAAAGCTGGAGATTCCTCAACACCACCATCAAGATAGTGTTGAAGATGTTCCGGCCCCTTATTTAACTTACTCAACATGGAGTTAGTCACATAAGAATTATCAGCATAGTATTCCCTGTCATCAGAGAATCTGACGATGTCTTTTTCTACACTCATAATGATTACTTAGATGATTTATTGAAACTATCTAAAGCCTCACGTAGCTTTTTCTTTTGAGTATCAGTAGCTGTGTAAGACTTCATACGCTCAAGAACAATATCGCCTTTACCATCATTGATAAACTCAATCATTGCTTTGAATGTTTTAGCATCAAGCTTTTTTGTAGGCGATGATGATGATAGTGATTGTTTCTTAGGTTGATTTTGAGCAACATACTTGTTGTCGTCCCAGTCACCCAAGAATATATCAGCAGAAAATCCTAGCTTAGACAATCCCTTTGTCAAGGCATCTGTAGAAACTTTCTTAAAACAATCATCATCTAGCTTGCCAGACTTGTTATGTGTTGCGATAGATGAGTTGATAGAAAATGTTTTCATTTGTTGGTCTGTGCCCCTCCACCAAAAGGTAGCCTGGTATCCTAGTAGACCATCAGTTACCATGTAAAAATTCTCTTCATAAACACCCCAACCATCACCGCAGGCACCGAATTGTTCGGTTGCACACATAATCTGGTACTGAGCGTTGATACTTGTAAACTTACGACCGAAGTTCACTTCTTTGGTATACTTTGGATTCGTCACAGAGACTTGGCTCCAAATAGCCATGTTGTTTTTCTTTTCCATAATATTAAATTGAATTGACCCTACAAATGTAGGAAATATATTTGTTAATTACTAACAATGTTAATAAGTATTTTGTATACTATGAACAATGCACTCATTGTGACCATGTAGTATACAAACTCCATAAAATTACCACCTCTATACTTTCTCATTAATAATATTTTATTATTTTAATATCAATCATAAGTAGGTGAATATCAATAGTATACATCTCAAACACCTCATCACTTGAGTAGCTTACTCCTAGTTTGAGGGCTGGGTTATATATAAACTTCAACAATGTTGCCCCAAGTAATCTGTGAGACATCATAAATAATAATTTAGGTTTCATCATATTTCAAATAGTTTTTTGTATTGTTCCGGGTAGTGGTCTCTGAACCATCTGTGAGCTCGCTTTGATTTATCAGTATACCTTAGAAAGTCATAGCCTTTTATTAAGTCATACATAGATGAACCAAGAGCATCAAGCTCTACAAGGTCACCATTTGTGTTTATGTATGAGGTACCTTCCTTGTATATCTCACCATCAAACCATCTCGGAGGTTTAATTCTGTTGTCTTCCATATTCTTTTTTTTATTTACTTTAATATTAATAGCAATGCTACAGCAATGCTAATGCATAGCATAACTATATCTTCTCTTTGAAGTGGTCGGTTATACTCTTCATTTGAGTGTTGTAATACAACGCAAATGGTGTACTTACCATGTTACCATCTTCATCCATATGTTGAGGTTGTTGATTCTCCCACACAAGATACAAAACATTTCTAAGTTTTTGACTTGGAGTCTTACTTTCTATGCCACTTGTAGATATTGATTGCTTTACAGTATCAACCATCTCATCAGGTATAGGGTTAGTAGATACAACAACATATCCTCTTCTCTTGTTGAGGTTAAATATGTTTGACATTGTTTCTGGTGGTAACTCTGGTGTTTCCAAAGTTATCTTCAATGAACCATCAGCCATTGTTCTGACTGAATCAATACCACCCTCAAATACTACCGTGCTTTTACTCATATGAAAACCTCCTCTTTCTTATTGTGATTGTATATAGCTTTCTGATTGAACAACCACCCAATCAATGTGGCTGTTCTTTGAGTGTTTACATTCCTACATAAGTCAAGAACATAAACATTCTCTTTTTCATCATACCATATACCAACGTTATTATTATCGGACTTGTCCGAAATCCTATCAACAAATCCAATTATACAATCAAGTATCTCTTGGTCTGAACCACTACAACATGTAGTGTCGTCTGTTGATACTGCTACTGAGTAGCCTTTTTTTACTGGAACTCCATCTCTAGTTAGTGTAATTCCTCCGCTTTTTGCACCATTGAATAACTCAAGTGCTAATCTGTTTTTAGTTTCTTTATCCATTATAATACTCTGGTTTATCGTTTTGTATCTTCCAACCTCTGTCTAGTATGTTCTCTGCTTCGGCCATGCCTAAGTCGTAGTACTCTCTAAACTTCTCGGTTGATAAAAAGTTGTTGAACCAATCTAGGTACATATCGTGTACCTCTCCGTCTGTGTAATTTTTCATAAGTGTCCTCCGTATTTATTTCCATATTCAAATCTCCACTCGCTCTCTGCAAGTTCATCTGTCATACCACCATAATCATGTACACCAGAGCCATACTCAAGGTTAGCTTCACCTATGGCTTTATCTATCTTATCAATATATAAGCTCTCATTATTTATTAGCCATTCGTGTACATCATTACACTCCATTCCATCAGGAACTTCTACCTCTACCTCTGCGTACTTGTGGTACACGCTTCTTTGCATAATTTTAACTTTCATAATATTCTGGTTTATCGTTAGTTATATCTAATGTATTCTCTAGTAGTGTTTCTACTTCATCATATCTTTCATTGAAGAAATCTTGAGCCTCCTCTGTAAAGACAACACAATCTTTATTCCATACATTGATAGTTTCAAATGTATCTTCGTGAAAGTTTAGTTCGGTGAGTTGTGTAGCTATCTCGCTAATAAACTCCATCCATTTGTCGTTTGGTATTCTGTGTTTACTCATCTTGTAAAAGGTTTTAAATATATTGGTTCGTTCTTGTTTGCTACACTATGTTTCTCTCCAATGTAGTAATTCCAATAAGCAGTGATTGTATCTTCATGCTTGTATTCATCAGGCATACATTGTGGTGGAGGAATAAAGTCAAGGCTAGGCATATCTCTCGGAGGAGTTGATAATAACTCTGCACACTTGATAATACTGAGATGTTGCTTGCCATAACGTCTAGTGTACTCATCACCCAAAGCCATCATATGTAACCAAAGCCAAGAGTAATGTTGTGTACTCTGCCTTGTCCATATGGTTGATGGGTGATTGTAGTGTGCTTTCTTGTATGGTACATTCTCCCCATTATCGTAATGATGGTGTGCTGTACATAGCATTTGAGCTGACTCAAGTATCATCTTGACTTTGTGCTTATCATAGAAGTATGATGCACATACCTCTGGGTCTTCGTGTAAATAAAATATGTTCATAGTTATTGTATTGCGTATCCACTACATCTAGGTAGGAAATGTTCATTGTTTGATTTCATCATACCACCAACATCGTGATGTATGGTTGATTTGATTTCATGTTCACTTATTCCGTTGTCTTCGCAGTACGTTATGTACCCCTCTAAATCTCTAGCGAAGTCATCATACAAAACCAATGTGAGCATCATCTCTGTTCTGTAGTTTTTACTGTTCCAAAATACTGGAGCGTATTTTTCCATCATGTTGAATATATTTCCTTTTGTTATCATAGTTATCTGTAGTTTTGTTTAATCTTTCTAAATCTTTCCCAAGTGCTACTCTGTAATAGTATCGGACTGATACCCAGTATGTTAGCAGTATACTTGTATGTATCTCTGAAGAAGTTGTATTGGTTGTTTGTCATGCTAGCATAGTCTTCTTCTTTTATCCATCTACCAAGAGCAACTGATAGAGCATGTCTATCAATAGTCACCATATCAGCTTTGTCAGGGTGTAGCATATTCTCAAAGAATGATACAATCTTACGACCTTTTAGTATTGACTTGATGCAATCCTCACAGCCATCACAATTGATGATGTCTTCAGCTTTCTTGACGAATGCTTTCATATGCTTACCATCACCGGTTTCAATGAATTGTATAGCACACTTTTTGTTTTGCTCCCAAGATTTGAGTGGACTGAGAGCTGAAACAATACCACAAGCAACTGATACCGGTATGTCGTAGTCAGATGATAGTGATTTACAGAACGCATGTGCCTCTGCATACCAATCGTATCTGTCGGACTTGTCCGATAAACTGTAAATCTTGAGTATGTTGTTCTTCACTTTGGTTCGTGATAACGTATTACCCTTGTATTGAATGCGTGTAATCATCTCTTTTGTTTTTTAGTTTTTAAATATCTGTTCTCTTGTATGTTATCATAAAAGAATCCGGTTACAAGGAAGTAATTATCCCAAGTAATCTTTGATGGTCTACTTCTATTTGCATAGTGTTCCCTCATTCTATGTAACATCTCTTCTTTAGTTTCGGACTTGTCCGAATATTCTTCCTCTGTATCTTCTGTCATGTTGAAAATAAGTTTACTATTATTAATGATATGATAGCTATGAATCCCACATACATAACTACGTGTTCAGCTATTTCTATGTAATGCTTTCTATTATCTCTTTTCATTTGCTACACTTAAATAAGGGTTTGTCATTGAAATTTCTAGTTTACTGATATGTTCCACATAATTATACCAATCACCCTGTTCTGAATGTATTGCTCCATCTTCTCCCATACAGACCATAAACTTATCTAATTCACAATAGTCTGATATAAGTCTGTTTACTGCATCAACATCAGGGTAACCATCATACCATTTTAAGTAATCTCCAACCCATACAATCCAATATTCTGTATGAGTTACTTTAACATTGCTGTCTTTATCAAACTCGTACCAATCGTATGTCCTCTCATACCACTTAAAACTATCTGTTAAGTCGTGTTCTTTTAGAACTTTATCTACTGCTTCTCGGTGTTCTTTTTTAACACCAAATATTACTTCACTTCTATATCCCATAATTTAATTTAATTTTAATTTGTTAAGGTGTTCTATCGTATCAGTCAAGTCTTCAATACTATCTTCTTGTCTGTGTGTTAATTCATCTTCAATTAGTTCGTCAATCATCTGATACTTTTCCATGTATGGATAGTGTTCTATATGATTACCAAACCACTCACTATACAATTCTTCTACTTGTGAACGATTAAATTGTTCATAGTATTCTCTTTGGGTGTCTTCCCAATCCTGTAATAAGTCCTTCTTTTTCATTTGAATTGTATTGCTTTTGATAGGTTATTGCTTTCTTTTTTAATATCCTTACCATCTCTCAACCTTATGTAGTGAGCGTGGTTGTACTTTGCTTGGTCAAGCAACCGGTCAAGGTCTACTTGGTCGTAGTCGTACTTACCATTATCAACAAAGTTGGCGATAGTTCTAAGTGTGTTTACTACATCATCTTTGTAGTATTTCCATTGTGCTTTTCTAGTATCCATAATTATTTAGTTTTCTTTAGTTTAATTAAATCTTCTTCTATTAATAGCTCAAGTATCTTTTTTGCTGACGTGTGGTGGTTGTAACCCATTCTTACATCAACAAGTTCGAGTTCACGCCCATTAACTTCAAATTCATACTCATCTATATCCCAAGCTTCCGGCTCATTACAATACATATCATCTAGCTTGTCTTCTAAGGTTGACCATAAATCATCATATTGTTCTTCTGTTATCGTTGTTGCTTTTATTTTATCCATAATGTTCTGTAATTTGGTTTTAGTTTTAGTTAATAATTTTCGGACATGTCCGATAGTTTTCTGTTCTAGTTTGTCTAGGAGGTACGCCTCTCTTGTAGACCATTCAAATCTAATCTTCATTAAAACATATCTATTTTGGTTAATAAATCTCTTGTGTATTTAGCTACAAGTTTTTCTTTGTAGTTTTTAGCTAGGTCTTTTTGGTACTTGAGTATCATTGATGAAGGAGAACTAGACGTAAAGTATTTACCTCTGTTTGCGACCAAATCTTTACTATAATCGCTAAAGTTAGTGATGTATTGTATATGGTCTGGAAGCTTACCTCCTAAGTGCAGAGCTATATCTTTGTGAATGTTAAACATTTCTTGTGCTTTTTGCTCAAGATACTTGTCTGCTTTGCTCTGTAATTGCTTTTCGATTTCATTAGTGTTTTTCATAATTCAATGTTATTTTTAAATTAAATATAAAGTTTTTATTCTCTTGTTTTAATTGCTCGACTATATTAGCAATATATTTCGTCAGGCATATTCTGTTGGAGGTCATCAATCTTCTTGCAATACTCTACATACTTCCAGCACTCTGATAGAGTTTTGTATGCGTATTGCCAAGACTCAATGTCATTATCAATCTGTGCCTCCTCCATTTCTTCTGATGCACCAAGCCATTGGTAGTACATAGTATCATTGTAGTCGCCTCCGGACTGATTGTGAAATGCGTCTGCAATTTTGTTGTAAAGTTCTTCACAGCGTAACTGCATTAGTGTTAATTTTTCTTGTTTAGTCATAATAATTATTTGTTAAGGTTAAAGTTTTCGGACTTGTCCGATTTAGTTAAATTGTTTAGTTGCTCAATGCTATCGCACTCGTTTACCAATGTATTCCAAACGTGGTAATACTTTAGTGGTGTCTTGATAGCTGATGCCTTGAGCCGTGATAGTGATGAAATGTATCCACCACCACCTCTGATACCGGTTGGTGCTAATGTTCCTGTTTTAGTTTTCATAATCTAATTGTATTCTTAAGTATTCGTTTCCGTCATCATCTTCATCTACATCTGCTATGTTGCAACCAATTAAGTTGTCTATTTCGCATAGGTCAGTAAATGTATCTATGTGTAATTCACACAAATTATTTCCGTTGTAATCTTCTATAACTATCTTCATAATTCCATTGCGTAATCCATTATTCTATCGTGCATTATATCTGTATCAAAGAAGTCAAAATAGAAATCTGTAATATCATTTCCGTTAGCCAACACCTTGCTGATTGTTACAATAGTTTCAGCCGGTTGTTCCCACGTAGCTGG